GTAATCAGTAGGGCTATTCTCAAGATCCTGACGCATAAGGATCGCCTTAATAGCATCAAACACGCTAGGATTGATGATAAATCTCCGGATCGGATTTTCCGGTGTCTGATCATCCTTGTTAGGATTCTGCGTGACAAAACCCTGGAACACATAGCTCTTCTTCCGCCAGTACTTGCGAGCCATATCTTCCAAAGTAGGATCCTTCCACCACGGACGTGTTTCGGCTGCGATGGGGCAGCTGCCTGGCTTCCACATGTCCATGCAAGGTACTTGCACTTCAACTGGACGAGCATCATTTTGCCCCTTGACTCCAGGGAATGGAATCTTGATGATGAGTCGTTCCACCCAGAAGAAGTCGTTGGTGTCGTCGCCGTCCGGCAGAAACCTCAGAGTGGCAGTTGAGCCCTCTGGGTTATTCCAAAACGGATAAATGGAGTTGTCGCCGGTAAATTGGCCGCCCCGCGAGCGGTCTTTGCGAGCCTGCTGCTCTAACAGCTTGGCTTGGATTTCTTTAAGATTCAGTCCCATGATATGTGCCTCCTATGTGTGCTTTCATGTGCCTAATTGTGCTATAGACAGCCCGCAACACCTGTTGCTGACTGACAGTTTATTTATGCCGCAGCGATTGTCAAGTGTCAATCTGCTATCTAAGTTTTCAGTGGAGAATTGGATTGGTGACAGCCGCATGCATTACATAATGCCGGCTAGTTCCTCTAGTCGCAAGAGCTCTTGATCCATCTCTGAACTAGGTACAGTGATGCGGTAACCATGGCTTACCAAATACCTAGCAGCAGTTTCTAACGCATCCATGTTGGGGACATCTGACTTCTCGCAACCACAAGTTTCGGCTAGCCTATCCCGCAATTCTATCACTTGTTCAGCTGGTGAACTCATTGTGCTGCTGGCTAGCTTGGTAATGCCAGTGGCATAACCCTTGCTGCCACTGAGCCTCTTGCTTTCTTTGGCAAGTTGCTCTAGTGCACCCTTGACATGAAGACCAAGCTCTTGATCTTTGTTACGCATCAGCTTGTTAGCACGCTTGAGCTTGATGTAATCCTCGCTCATGCGCATGATAGCTTTAGCAGTCTGGTCACCAAAACGACCATCGTTGGCAAGATGCCGTGCCATAGCCCTGGCGCCCGCTATATGAGCATGGGGATAAGCAAAGCGCTCGCCCATCTTGGTCTCTATGAATATGTTCTTGATGTGGCGCCAACGACTGCCCTTCTTCTCTTCGTTCACGGGATCAGTATGGCGTATGATCAGCTTGCTATTGCCTATCTGCTGGTAACTGCTCTTGGTGCTACCGTAAGGCTTGCTGATATCGCGGCTCTCTTGGATGTTGTTCACAGCATCCTCCCTGGGATCAATGTCATGATCAAACTTATACCAGTTCACACTGATGTTTTCCTTGTCACCAACATTGACTTGCATGCTGTCCTTGATCTTGATGACTGTGTTAAAATCCTTATCGTTAACTAGATTAGGCGTCTTGATATCCATGTGGCTACTGGCATCCTCGTCATGCAGCGTCACTAATATGTTAAAGCTGTCCAGTTTTGGATCACTGCTTGGTATGGTAGCAAAGAATCTAGTGGCTTCATGTGGATCCATGGTCTTGCTGCCGCCTTTGTCAAACATCTGCGTGCGATAGCCGTTGCCTCGCAGTATGCCAAAGATCTTATCGCCTATGATGTCCCAGTTGTGATTCATGATGCTATATTTAGCTGTTAGAAGCCTAGGCTGATGGGCATTGGTTCCTGAACGTCCTCAACAAACTCGTCTTTCATGAGATTGCCAATGCTTTCGTCCCAGCGAGTGACCATCTGCATCATGCGCACACACAGTATGGTGGCCATCACGGCATCATCGTGCTCTCCAACCTTGCCTTCAAAGCTGTTGCCCTTGGAAACAAAGAACTTCAGCTGTCTGACCAATTGCTTGCTGCGCAAAACCAGCTTGTTGCTTTCTATGAGGCTCTTCATCTTGGTGCAGGCCATGGCCTTGCTGCGCACGTTGGTGTTCAGGCCTCGACGCAGCCTGCTCACTCCCTTGACCTTTGGTTCATGCAGCCATATGGCATTAAAGTTTTCTTCACCGATCTCGTCTATGCTCACGATAGCTGCTTCGCCCCAGCTGTTGTTTTCCAGAGTGAAGTATATCTCTGGTTCACCACGCTGTTCATTGCTCTTGCGCATCTCAGCATGTATGAAGTTGATGATGCCTTGCATGGTCTTGACCTGCTGAGGTATGCTGGTACGATTGTGGTTCCACTCTGCCACCTGTGCCATGTCCGGAAGGCTGAAGACCTGTATGCAGCTGTGATCTTTGCCCACACCAGCACTGGGATCCAGAGCCACCAGGTAAGTCTTGTTGGGTTTGATCTGATCATACCAGCGTGTCTGACCGGTCTTGAACAAAGGTTCGGTACCCTGAAGCTGCAGCAGCGTAGCCGCATTGATCAGAGTCTCATCAGCTGTGATGAACTCAACCCCGTACTCTCGCCTAAATCGGTCTATACCGATCTTGGCACGCTCTTTGTCTGCCCAGACTTCATCCCTGCCTGGCACTTCGCTGTAGTGAGCTGTGAATGCCGCAAAGCCGTTCACACCCAGGCCATCTGGTGTGTCATTGCCATAATCATCCACTGTCTTGTTGGCACCAAACCAAATCTCTGCGAACTTGTCCTCGTCACTGTTGGGTGTGCTGGTGATGATGCACTTACCACCAGTTGCTAGAGTAGGACTCATAGCAGTCCAAAATTCTTCTGCGATACGCGGCTTCACGAACGCAAACTCATCCAAATACAGCAGCGAGATACTCATGCCGCGTCCGCTATCTGGAGTTGTTGTAGTTGCCTTGATACGAGATCCATTATCAAACTTGATGTCCTGCACATTATATATAGCAACACCAGCACGTATCCAATCCGGCAGTTCTTCATAGGCAAACTTCACGCGATCCATGATCTCATTAGCTGCGCGGAACTTGTTGGCCGCTATCAACACCGTGACATCTTTGTTGAACATAGCATACCATAACAGATAACCCGCTGCCGTGGTAGTCTTGCCACTCTGCCGTGGCAAAAGTGCTATCACGCTGGTATTCTTCCAGTATGCGTGTACCAAACGCTTCTGATAATCATATGCTTCAAATGCCATGCGACCTTTGATAGGATGCTGTATCTTCATGTAATTTTCCATGAAATACAGAGGGTCCTTGGCACAGCGTGCTATCTCGCGGATCTGTTCAGCCGTGTAGGCAGTCTTCTTGTTAGCCTGCTTTACTATCTGGAAATCTATGTCAGTCTTAGCCATGTGTTACTCAAGCGAACAGCGGCATATAGCCGCTGTTACTTATATTTGTTAAGCGTTGATCTATCAATTCATCACGTCTTGACGACCAATATGGCTCAGAGGACTGCGGCTACCATCAGTTACAGGTTCCTCATTGCTGAATGGATCTTTGTCAAACTTATCACGAGAATTAGCTGTCAATGGGCTTTCTGATCCGTCATTGCTGTGCTCTAAATCAGCTTCTATGAGATAATTTGTGTATTCTTCGTTGAGCACGTTGAACAAGCTGTTGGCGCGCTGGGCCTGTTCGCTCATAAGCGTGTTATCACCGATCTTACCAAAGCGCTGGTTGATGTGGCGACCTTGATAGATGTAATCTTCGGGGTCAATTGGCTCACCGTCTTCTGAATGCTCCGTATGACCATAGTCATGATCAGCATTTTCCATAGCAACTTCTTCACAGGTGCAGTTAGTCTGCGGATTACCACAGTGTGAACAGGTAGGCTCAGCTGACACACCATAAGGCATGCCGGCTTTTGGTGCCGCTACTACCAATTCAGCGTGAGCATTGCTGCGTCCAACACCGCTCATAGCCAACAAGCGCTCTAGGGTATCAAAGTCCTCGTCTGTGGCTGTTACAGTCATGCTCTTATGGCTGCCTTTTTCATCGATGTTCTGTGTCATCACGATGTTCATGCTCTCACGCAGCTGCTTTTGGCTTTCGTTATAAGCGTACACAAAGCCCTGTGTGTCTGGGCCATTGTTAGTGGCACCGATCGGAGTAAATGGTA